GTATCAAATTAACTTTTTTATTATTGACATGCCTAGTGAATTTCTTTTTGTGGAAAAATATCGTCCTCAAGTAATTGAGGACTGTATTCTTCCTGATGAAACTAAAAAAACATTTAAGGAGTTTGTAGAAAAGGGGGAGATTCCAAATCTTCTTCTTGCTGGTCCTCCTGGTATTGGTAAAACTACTATCGCTAAAGCGTTGTGTAATGAATTGGGTGCAGATTATTATATTATTAATGGATCTGATGAAGGGCGTTTCTTAGATACTGTACGGAACCAAGCAAAAAACTTTGCTTCTACTGTTTCACTTATTGGATCATCTAAACATAAGGTCATTATCATTGACGAGGCAGATAATACAGGAAACGACGTACAACTCTTGTTACGGGCAAATATTGAGTCATTTTATAACAATTGTCGATTTATTTTTACCTGTAATTATAAGAACAAAATTATTGAACCACTTCACTCCCGTTGTGCAGTAATTGATTTCACAATTAAGGGAAAACAGCGTGTACAACTTGCAGCAAATTTTTTCAAAAGATTACAATTCATTCTTGAGCAAGAAAAAATTGAATATGATCAGAAAGTAGTTGTAGAACTCGTATCTAAACATTTTCCCGACTTTAGACGTGTTCTAAATGAAATCCAACGATATTCTACTGGAGGAAAAATTGATGTAGGTATTCTTTCTTCCATTTCAGATGTTCCTTTAAATGATTTAGTAAAAAATCTTAAAGAGAAAAATTTTACGGAAGTTCGTAAATGGGTAGTATCTAATTTAGATAATGATGCGTCTAGTTTACTTAGGAAAATTTACGATGCATGTTATGAATACATTTTGCCAAGATCTATTCCTGCGGCAGTTCTTATCATAGCAAAATATCAATATCAAGGTGCTTTTGTTGCAGACCAGGAAATAAATCTTTTAGCAGCATTAACAGAAATTATGTGTGAGTGTGAATTCAAATGATTAAAACAATTGTAAATCCATATACTAATTTATATTTTAAACTAAAACAACATATTAATAGTTCTGATTTTCCTTGGTACTATAATAAAGACTCCACAATTAATAGTGGACTAGATAACTTTCAGAAGTATGAAAATATTCCTTTTTATAGTCATAGGTTTATAAGTAGACCTAGAATGGATAAATCTAGCGAATCCAAATATTTGTTCCCAGAAGTTAATTCAAATTTAACAGAATTGTATTATCCATTATTGGAGCAAATATTTGAAATTAATAATATACATGTTGGTTGTTTGCTAAGATTTAATGCTAATTGTGTTCACCCATTAAAAACAAAAAATACAACAGTCCCTCATGTTGATCATAATTTTGATCATAAAAATTTAATAGTATATTTAACAGATGCTGGAGGAGACACTATTTTGTATGATGATAAATTAAACGTAATTCATAAACATTCTCCAAAGGAAGATGATATTGTAATTTTCGAGGGAATACATTCCATAAGACCTCCAGAAAACAATAGGAGAATTGTTTTAGTTGCAACTTATATTGAATTATAGTAATTTACTTATGGAAATTAAAATTAGAAAGGATTGGAAAGCATATTGTGAGTCATCTTTTAATAGTTTAAAAGCAAACTTGCATAATTGGGGAAAACCAGAGTTTTATAGACCAATTACTAGAATATATTACATTAATGTATTTGATTCTGGATTGTGCAATTTTACAGGACTTATTAGTGAAAATGCATTGCAGAATAAATTGAATAGGATAAAAGTCGTTCACGATCACTGCTTGTCTCCACAATTTATAGGGAGAATGATCTTGGACAACTCTGATGTTTATCTAACAGACTATAAGAAATTCGAGGAACTCTTTTGGACTTCTTGTAGTACAGTTCTCGTTACAGCAGAAGAAAACATTGCTTTGTCCGACTTAACAATTAATGATGGTTATACTTATAAAGTAAAAGTTCCGACACATTTAAAATATAACCATTTGGGAATTAAGTTATTTTTTAGACCAACAAAAAAGGGTAAATGGAAGAACAGTGTTCCTTTAGGTTCAAATATAATCGAAACACCTCAGATTTTAACTGAGTATGAAAAAAAATTTTTAATTTAATTTTTTATTATGTTATCTCCAGACCAAGCAGTATGGGCAGCAGATCAATTTATTGAATATTATTCAAAATTTAGTAGAATTGATGATTATCTAAGGTTTGTGAAAAATAGTAGACTTAACCAATCTTCTGGTAAATTATTTGGTCCAGAAGATGAGATATTTTCAAATTTTGATGTTCATCCAAACGATATGAGTTTTTCTATTCATGTCGTTGATACTTCCTCAAAACCAAAAACAAAATATAATCAAGATTTATATTCTGAAATTTTAAACGATACGGCATCAAATCCTATTGAAGAAGCAATTCCTGGAAGAACCATAAAATGGATAGTTACAGAAGATACAACATCTAAAATAGTTGGTGTTGTTAGATTTGGATCTCCGACTATTAACTCTAAACCAAGGAATGAATATTTTGATGAAGTTCTCCCACTATCAAAAATAAATCATGAGTTTGTTATGGGATTTAATATAGTACCAGTACAACCTTTTGGGTATAATTATTTGGGAGGAAAACTTCTTGCGTTATTATCTTCATCTAATGAATTAAAACGTCAGTTTGATATGAAGTATGGAACTAACTTACAATATTTTGAGACGACTTCTTTATATGGAACAACTAAAGGAGTATCAATGTATGACGGGTTAAAACCTTATATTCGTCATATAGGAGATACTGAAAGTAATTTTTTACCATTATTTCATGATGACTACTTTAGAAAAATGTTTTGGTGGTTCAATAATAATGCAAATAATGGGGAAAGATTAATATCTGCAGATAAATCATCTAAAAAATTGAAGATTCAGACAAAGATGATTTCTATTATTATGAATTCTCTTCAAGATGATCAAAAGAAAATTGAGTTTAAGAATTGCATAGATCGTGCAAAATCATTGACTGAAAAAAAGAGATACTATATATCTAAATTTGGTTATGAAAAAGAAGAAGTAATATCATGGTGGAAAAGAAAGGCATCAAAAAGATATGAAAAATTAAAAAGTGAAAATAAACTTAGAACAGAGTTAGAACTTTGGAAACCTGGTGTAGATATGGAGATAATCAGATGACTATTGAATTGAAAGATTGGTTGAATTCTATTAATACCACAAAAGTAAATTTAATGGATGAAAACCATGATTTAAAAAAAGAATATAATCCATTTATAATCAATAAATGTCTTTCTTCTCATATTGATGCTATTTTATATTCAAATCAAATGAATATGAATCATCATTTGGATAAAGATATGCAATATTGTTTTTATATAAATACACTTAGGAAAAAAAAGAGATTTTCTCCTTGGATCCGAAAAGATAAGATTGATGATCTTGAATATATCAAAAAATATTATGGTTATAGTAATGAAAAGGCTATTCAGGCATTAAAAATTTTATCTGAAGAACAAATAAACTTTATTAAAAAACGATTTGAAATTGGTGGTAACAAATGACTAACACTGTAAACGAACCTCAAGTAAATTGGTCACCTGATATGATGGTGGAGGTTGTTTTAAATGAACCTGATGATTTTCTCAAAGTTAGAGAAACACTAACAAGAATTGGTGTTGCTTCACGAAAACAGAAGAAACTTTATCAGAGTGCTCACATTCTACACAAACAAGGTAGATATTATATAACTCATTTTAAAGAACTTTTTGCCCTTGATGGCAAACATGCAAATCTAACAGTTAATGATATTCAAAGGAGAAATAGAATTATACATTTAATTTCTGATTGGGGATTGGTATCGATTGTTGATCATAATAAAGTAGTTGATGTTGCTCCTTTAAATCAAATTAAAGTTATTTCTTACAAAGAAAAAAATGAATGGATTCTAGAACAAAAATATAATATTGGTAAAAAAACCAGGGTAAAGGAAACCGAATAATTTTTGTTGGGGTTTCAACACCCCATTTTTTTTATTTTATTGTATAATTAGTAATGGATGCCATTATGGATCCAAATTTACAAACTCGCTTTTAAAGGAGAAAAAATGACTAGTATTAAACGTTATACTGCAGAAGATCTTCCCACTCTAATGGATAGAATCAATCATTATAGTATTGGGATGGACGAATATTTTGATCGTCTATTTAGTCTTCATGAAACTACTTCAAATTACCCTCCATATAATCTTGTTCAAGTTAGTAATGTAGAATCGAGACTTGAACTTGCACTTGCAGGATTTAAAAAGAAAGAAGTTTATGTCTATACCCAAGATGGAAAACTTTTTGTTGAGGGGCAAAAGGCAGATAAAGAAACTGATACCAACTACGTCCATAAAGGATTGGCACAACGATCTTTCAATAGATCATGGACACTTGCAGATGATACAGAAGTCTCAGATGTATCCTTTGAAGATGGACTCCTCACTATCTACATAAGGAAGATTGTTCCAGAACATCATAAGCGTAAAGATTACTTATAAATATAATTGAATATAGTCGGCGCTTCTGGGGCAAACTGGCAAAAACCAGTTGACGCCCCACTTTTTTTATGCTAAACTTAGACAGATGGGAATTTTAAATGATTAAAATTTTAAAAATATCTACGGGAGAAATTTTAATAAGCGAAATAAAAGAAATACAGTCTCAGTTGGGAGAACCAGACTGTATGTTAATAAAACCATTTTTAATCAAAAAAGATTTTACACTAGAATCATGGATGGGATATTTTTCATCTGAGGATAATTTTATGATACATTCTGACAAGATTGTAACTATTTGCGATCCTAAAAGCACTATTCTTGAAAAGTACGAAAGTCTTACAAAATGAAGTTTTATACTAACATCCAAATGGTCGGAAACAAGTTTCTTGTCCGTGGATATCATGATGGTCAACATGTAATGTTTAAGGAAGAATACTTTCCAACATTATATGTGAATTCAAATAAAAAAACAAAATATAAAACTCTTGATGGAAAGTATGTAGAAGAAATAAAACCAGGTACAGTAAAAGATTGTAGGGAGTTTTATAAAAAATATGAAGATGTTGATGGATTTGAAGTATATGGTAATGAGAGATTTATTTACCAATATATCTCGGACAAATACCCAGAAGATGAAATTAAGTTTGATATCTCAAAAATTAAATTAGTAACTCTTGATATTGAAGTCGCTTCAGAAAATGGGTTTCCAGATCCTAAAAACTGTGATGAAGAAATTCTTCTAATAACTATTCAAGACTATACAACTAAAGAAATAACTACATGGGGGTCAAAACCATTTAATAATAAACAAAAAAATGTTAATTATATTTTGTGTAACTCTGAGTATGATCTGTTAAATTCTTTTATTGCGTATTGGGAAAATAATACTCCAGAAGTAATTACTGGGTGGAATATTCAGTTTTATGATGTCCCATATATTTGTGGACGACTTGATAAAATTTTTGGAAAAAAAAGAATGAAACGGTTTTCTCCATGGGGACTTATTACTGAGAGGGAAGTATTTGTAAATAATAATCAACAAATAACTTTTGATGTTGGTGGAATTACTCAGTTAGATTATTTGGATCTTTACAAAAAATTTACGTATACTGCCCAAGAATCATATCGTTTAGATCATATTGCTAATGTTGAGTTGGGTCAGAAAAAACTAGATCACTCCGAGTTCGAAACCTTTCAAGATTTTTATAAAAAAGGTTGGCAAAAATTTGTCGAATATAATATTATTGACGTAGAACTTGTTGACCGTCTTGAAGATAAAATGAAGTTGATTGAATTGGCAATCACTATGGCTTATGACGCTAAGGTTAACTATGCCGACATTTTTTCTCAGGTCAGAATGTGGGATACGATTATATATAATTATCTTAAGAAAAAAAATATTGTTATACCACCAAAAAAATCAACAAGTAAAAGTGAGAAATTTGGTGGAGCATACGTAAAGGAACCTATTCCTGGAGTATATGAATGGGTTGTTAGTTTTGACCTTAATTCTCTATACCCCCATCTTATTATGCAATATTCAGTTTCACCAGAAACACTTGTTGAAAAGCACGAACTTAATAATCGTATTGCAGAATTGGAGAAAATGTTGTAGAATATCCACATCTTATAAATAATAATGTGCGGATACAATAAAACAAATGCAACCAAAATTCAACATAACTAAAGAACAACTACATCAACTTTATATTCTTGAAAACAAAAGTCGTAAAGAGTGTGCTGATTTTTTTGGATGCTCCGACCCTCTTATTAAGCAGAAAATACGAAAGTATGGACTCCAAAAACCTAAACATTTGGAGAATAAAAATAAAGAGAGAAAGGAAACTCTTTACTGTCAAAATTGCGGTTCTCCATTTATTGTAAGCAGATTTAGAGCAACAAGTGAGAAATGGAAACTTCAATTTTGTTCTCATTCTTGTTCTTCTAAATTTAGATATTTGGGTAAAGAGCATAAGAGGGCAGTTTTAAACTCTATTGCTGCTCGCAGAAGATGTAGGATAAGAGATGCTTTTGATGAAACTGCAAATCAACAAAAAATAAATAAGATTTATTGTGAAGCAAAACGATTAACAGAAGAAACTGGTATTCCTCACGAAGTGGACCACATAATTCCAATTTCAAAAGGAGGAAAGCATCACGAAGACAACTTGCAGATTATTACTATGAGTGAAAACCGCAAAAAGCATACTAAAATTATGGAGAATTGAAATGTGGAAAGATGTTCGTAAAATGTCCCGTGAGGAAATTGTAGAAGAACTTGAGGCACTTAAACAGGTAAGAGAACTTTCCGTAAAGGTGAATGTAGATAAACTTATCAAACAAGAGTTGGATTTGGAACCTTTGCAAAAGGTAAATCTCACTATGACTGCGAATGGAGCACTCTATCATAGGGTGAAAGGTATGCTGCCAGAACTGATGGAGAAGATTTATAAGGATCGCACCATCTACAAGAAGAAGATGCTTATTGCAAAACAAGATTATGAAAAAACTCCGACTAAGGCATTGGAGAAAGAGATTGCACGATGCAATAACATTCAGATGGCCCGCAAGATCCAACTCAATTCTGCATTTGGCGCTTGTGGCAATCAGTACTTTAGGTATTACAAACTAGATATTGCCGAAGCCATTACATATTCTGGTCAAGTCTCAATTAGATGGATTATGAATAAGATGAACTCTTATTTAAATAGCATTTTAAAAACCAATGACATTGATTATGTAATTGCATCAGATACTGATTCTCTTTATATTAATATGGGTCCTTTGGTTGATGTTATATTTGATGGAAAAGAAAAAAGTCCAGAAAAGATTGTTGATTTTTTAGATAAAATTTGTAAAGAAAAAATTGAAAAATATATTGAGTCTTCTTATCAGGAGTTGGCAAAGTATGTCAATGCTTATGATCAGAAGATGGTCATGAAAAGAGAGTGTATTTCTGAACGTGGGATTTGGACTGCAAAAAAGAGATATATTCTAAGTGTGTGGGATAGTGAAGGGGTTAGATACAAAGAAACCAAATTAAAAATTAAAGGAATTGAAGCAATTAAATCGTCAACTCCATCTTCATGTAGAAAAATGCTTAAGGAAGCATTTAAAATTTTAATGGACGGGTCTGAAGATGATGTTATAAAATATATTGATAGTTGTAGAAGTTCATTTTCAAAACTTCCACCAGAAGAAATTTCTTTCCCAAGATCTGTTTCTAATGTTGTAAAACATCAATCATACAATTCAATTTATAATAAAGGAACTCCAATTCATGCCAGAGGTGCATTATTGTTTAATCATTATATTAAACTTAATAAACTTACAGGAAAATATTCTTTAATTAAAAATGGTGAAAAACTTAAATTTTGTTATTTAAAAAAACCAAATCCAATATATGAAAATGTTATTTCTTTCATTCAAGAGTTTCCCAAAGAACTTGGGTTGAAACAATATATTGATTACGATACTCAGTTTGAAAAGGGATTCTTGGAACCATTAAAAATTATTTTGAATGCTATTGGTTGGTCATCTGAAAAAAAATCAACACTTGATTCATTTTTCATTTGATAGTATTATGGAAGTTCCAATAACTGAAAAAGAATTGGATAAAATTATAGAGATCCTTAAAAATACAAATGAAAAGGATCTCTACTCTAAACTTTGGTCGTTTAAATTTAACCAGAAACAAAAAAATGGATTTTTTAAAAGAAATTGTAAAAGAGATTGGAGATGACTACACCCAACTCGCATCAGACATCGACGACACCGAAACCTTTGTGGACACGGGTTCTTACATCTTTAATTCACTGGTCTCAGGTAGCATATTTGGTGGTGTTTCTGGGAATAAGATTACTGCCATTGCTGGTGAGTCTTCTACTGGGAAGACTTTCTTTAGTCTCGCTGTGGTTAAGAATTTTTTGGATAGTAATCCTGACGGTTACTGTTTGTACTTTGACACTGAGGCAGCAGTTAACAAATCTCTTCTTGCAAGTCGTGGCATTGACTTAGAGCGATTGGTTGTTATTAATGTTGTTACGATTGAACAGTTTAGACAGAAAGCATTACAGGCAGTAGACATATACTTAAAAAAACCTGTAGAGGATCGCAAACCCTGTATGTTTGTGCTAGACTCTTTAGGTATGCTTTCCACAGAGAAAGAGATTCGTGATGCTTTAGATGATAAGCAAGTCAGGGACATGACCAAATCTCAACTTGTCAAAGGAGCATTCCGTATGCTTACTCTGAAACTGGGACAAGCAAACATTCCACTTTTAGTAACAAACCACACTTACGATGTTATCGGATGTGCTCTTAAAGGAACCAAGATTAAAACTCCAAATGGAAATATTGATATTTCAGAAATTGAAGTTGGAGATTATGTGAATACTATGGTCGGACCCAAAAAAGTCATCAATACTTATAGATATTCGTTTGATGAATATTATGAAGTTGAACTTGAAAATGGGTCGATTTATAAATTAACAGGAGAGCATAAATTAATGACTCAAGAGGGTGAGTGGAAAAAAGTTTCTGAATTAACAGAAGAAGATATTATTATTAATATTGGAAATTAGTACATTTCTTAGTTTGGAATAATTTATATTTGTTTTTTTAGATGCTTCTCTAATTGAATTATAAACTATTCCATCTACAGATACTTTTTTAGATCTTGGGTCTGATAAAGTTTTTTTAATTTTATATTCTTCTGAAGTTACAGAGTTCTTCCACTCTTGAGATTTTTTTCTACCTTCTGCCATTAATTGAGATATATTATTTTCATAATATCTTCTTCTAGCATCATCTGAATTAACAATAACTTTTTTTCTACCTTCTTTATATGCTAATTTTAGTGAGTTTGATCTTTTTATTTTAGTTTCTTCAGATTGAATTTTTCCAGTTAATGTATTTGATATTTTATTTTTCCATTTTGTGACTTTACTTTCATCTAGTAAAAACTTTTCAAATCCAGATTTTGATAGTATAATTCTTTCTTCTTCTGAAAGATTTCTTCCAGATAAACACTCCCAAGCAATTTTATCTTCTATGCGACCAAACTTCTTCCAGAGATCAAAATGTGCTTTTGCGTGTTCTTCTATTGTTAATTCTATTAAATTGCTTGGGTCATCAGACCCACCTATATGTCGTGGTATAATATGATGTATGTGCTTCATTCTATTACATAATAGGTATGATTATAACTATTTATAACGGAGTAAATTTCAAATGACTATTGGCATCAAAATTAAAAAAATTGAAAAAATTAAAAAAAAGAATACTAATGTTTATGATATCGAAATAGAAGATGCTCATCACTATATTTTTGAAGATGGGACACTTTCTCATAACTCTTATGTCCCTACAAAGGAAATGGGTGGGGGTTGTTTAGTTGCGGGAACTAAGATACAAACAGAAAATGGTTCTATTCCTATTGAATCTATTCAAGTTGGTGACAAAGTGAGAACTATGTTTGGTTATTCATCAGTTACTGACACTTTCCATTTCACCGATAAAGATGTTTATGAATTGGAATTGGAAGATGGAGAAACTATTAGATGTTCTGGCGAACATAAGTTTTTAGTAGATACTGGAGATGGTTATGAATGGAAATCCGTTACTGAGTTATTACCTTCAGATACTATCAAATCTATATGTATAAGAGGTGGCATGGAACGAATTGTAAAGTCTATCAAGAAAATAAAGACTGAGGATGTTTATGACATCACAGTTGAAGGAGAACATCATTATATTCTTGGTAATGGTGTCGTGTCTCACAATTCTGGTCTCAAGTATGCAGCAAGTACAATCATCTATCTCAGCAAAAAGAAAGAGAAGGATGGAACAGAAGTCGTCGGCAATCTTATCAAGGCAAAGACTCACAAGTCGCGCTTGAGCAAGGAGAATAAAGAAGTTGAAATTCGTCTTTATTATGATGAGCGTGGTCTTGATAGATATTATGGTCTTCTTGAACTCGGTGAGATTGGCGGACTTTGGAAAAATGTAGCAGGTCGTTATGAAATGAATGGTAAAAAGATTTACGCAAAACAAATCCTAAAAGATCCTGAAGTATATTTCACTGATGAAGTGATGCAAAAACTTGATGAAATCGCTAGAGTAGAGTTTAGTTATGGTAGTTGAATTAAATGATTTTATACACATAGAAAAGAATAATTTGAGTTCTGATGTTTGTAAATTTTTAATAAATTTTTTTGATGAAAATGAAGAACTTCATGAACGCATTGATAATGATAGAAAACCAAATTTTACTCAACTAAATTTAACTCAAAATTCAAAGTTATCAGAGGATGTTGAAAAAATTCATAATACTCTTATTAGAAAAACTTTAGATTATAAAGAAAAGTATTATAAGTTTATTGATAAAAGATGTTTCCCAGAAAAAAATGCATTTGAGCAATTTAGAATAAAAAAATATCAGAATAACGGAAACGATGTCTTTGATACTCACGTTGATGTTACAGATTCTTCATCCTCGATAAGGTTTCTGTCTTTTATGTGGTATTTAAATGATGTTAATGAAGGTGGGGAAACTGAATTTTTGGACTTAGTAATAAAACCAGAAAGTGGAAAATTATTAGTCTTTCCCCCTCTATGGTTGTTTCCCCATCGAGGAAATTCTCCTAGAAGTAATCCCAAGTATATATTAAGTACATATTTGCACTATAAATGATGGATAAAGTAGAATTTTTAATTCTTTCAAATTTAATTTTTAATGAGGAATATGTTAAAAGGGTAATCCCATTTATAAAAAATGAATATTTTGAAGATTTATCTAAAAGAATAATATTCCAGGAAATATACAGATTTACACAAAAATATAAAAGTGTAATCAATAAAGATGTAATTATTATTGAACTTGAAAAGCGTACTGATATTTCTGAAGAGACATATAAACAATCTGTTCATATTATTGAATGTTTGGAATATGTTAGTTCAGAAATCGAATGGTTAGTCGGAACTACAGAAAAATGGTGCAAAGAAAGAGCAATATATTTAGCTCTTATGGAAGCAATTCATATTGCAGATGGAAATTCTGAAGATAAGGGAAGAGATGCCATTCCCTCTATTCTTCAGGAAGCATTATCCGTAAGTTTTGATGATCATATTGGTCATGATTATTTCCTTGATTCTGAGTCTAGATATGAAAGTTATCACAAAAAGGAAGATAAAATACCATTTGATTTAGAATACTTCAATAAAATAACTAAGGGAGGACTCCCAAATAAAACACTAAATGTTGCTCTTGCAGGAACTGGTGTCGGTAAATCTCTCTTCATGTGCCATCTAGCAAGTTCAGTTTTGCTTCAAGGTAAAAATGTTCTTTATATAACTTTAGAAATGGCAGAAGAACGGATTGCCGAAAGAATTGATGCCAATCTTTTAGATGTTCCTATACAGGATATAACAAATTTGCCAAAATCTATTTTTGAAAGTAAAGTAAATACATTGACCAAGAAAACACAAGGATCATTAATAATCAAAGAGTATCCAACTGCTTCAGCACATGCAGAACACTTTAAATCTTTACTTAATGAACTTTTTTTAAAGAAGAGATTTAAACCAGATATGATTTTTATTGATTACTTAAATATTTGCGCATCAAGTAGGTATAAAGGTAGTAATATAAATTCATATACGTTTGTCAAAGCGATTGCTGAAGAGTTGCGTGGACTTGCCGTAGAAACAAATGTTCCAATTGTGTCGGCAACACAAACAACAAGATCTGGGTATGGTTCTTCCGATGTTGAATTAACAGATACATCTGAAAGTTTTGGATTGCCTGCAACTGCAGACTTAATGTTTGCTTTGATCAGTACGGAAGAATTAGATGAGCGTGGTCAAATTTTAGTTAAACAATTAAAAAATAGGTATAATGACTTAACCGTGTACAAAAGATTTATCTTGGGAATCGATAGGTCAAAGATGAGATTATACGATTGCGATCAATCTGAAAATAGTTCTTCAGTTGACACAACAGAAGATGTGGAGTATGATCGTATGGAATCAAAACATAAAAAAACATTTGAGGGATTTAAATTTTGATCTATATTAAAAAAGAAACTCTTTCTGATGGATCTACTAAATTTACTAGGGCTGAAAATACAATCGTTGACTCAAACAAATACATTGAATTCGTTCGCCAAACTACAAGTCCGGCTAGTAGTGATCTTTTAAAACTTATTGAAAGAGTAAATGATCTTGAACAAAGCGGTGCTGATATTCCGCATTTATTGACATCTTCTTTAGGTATGAGTGCTGAAGCTGGAGAATTTACTGAAATTGTAAAGAAAATTATTCTCCAGGGAAAACCATACACGGAAGAAAACGTCTTTCATATGAAAAGGGAATTGGGAGATATTTGTTGGTATATTGCTCAAGCATGTATGGCATTAAATACATCATTTGATGAAATTCTTCAAATGAATTATGAAAAACTAAGTTCTCGTTATCCAGAAGGGAAATTTGATATTTATCGTAGTGAGAATAGGTCTGAAAATGATTTGTGATTAGTAAGTTTATTAAGTTTCCATAGGGAGACTTTTTTATGAAATAAATAGTAGTATTATCTTTTACCAAAGTAGCATAAGTAAATGAAAAGATATAATCAATTTATAAATGAAGCATCTCAATCTTTAGCCGTGTTAAATGCCAAAAGATTGGGATTAACTAGTGATGGTAAAGGTGGATGGTACAAGGATGGAGAATTTGTTGCCAAGTCTGTAGATGGTAACCTTAAGTTCTACAATCAAAAACAAGTTATTGGTGGAAAAGATCCAAAACAAGTACATGCACAAACTCCTACTGCACAAAGGAGAGTAGCTTCTTTAGCAAAAGCAACTCAAGTATCTTCAAATAATCAAATACGAGAAAAATATATAAGTGGAGAAATTTTTAATGAAGGTGATCTTGTTAAAAGAATTAGTGATGGTAAAGTTGGATCAATAATCCGAAAGGGGGCAAATCACTTAATATGTGTCACAGAAGATAATGAAATGTTTAAATCTTGGATACATGATCTTATGGAATGGACTAATGAATCTGGTGTAACTGCAGATAAAAGGGAAGTTGGGACAGATAGTTTAGTTCAGTATACAATGAAAATGGCACATATTAATAAAATCAAAAATATGATAAATAAATACAGGAAAAATACTAAAAAGTAGTAAAATGCCATCTAATATTACTATTGATCTATATGAATCTTATATTAAAGAAGTTATAACTCCACAACTTGGGAAGAAGGAATCTTCAGGGTCATCTGGGGAAAATAAATCTGGTGATCCTAATGCATCCTCAGAGAAAAAAATAAGACAAGCAGTTTACGATATTAGATATAGAGCAAGAAGAGAGAATGTGCCAATTCAATCGGCATTTTCTCAGTATATGGCCCACTCTTCATTATCTTCTTCTGAGAGAATGATAGTAAAAGAAAAACTTGGACTTTCTAAGTCTAGTTCATCATCTGTAGATGAAGAATATATTGATGAAGCACCCCACTATAATAAGTATAACAGCAATACTAAAAAATACAAAGTGAGGGTAACAGATAACTTATCTAAAAAAACTTATGTTCGTTATGCTACTAGAGAAAAAATTTCTAAATTGAGATCTAATCCAAATATATCATCTGTTGAAATGACTCAATATGGTGATCCTTATGAAGGAGAAAAATCCAAGGGAGAGCAAACTTCTAAAACTACTTCAGGTAAAGGATTGGATCCAGTTGGTAAAGAAGATAAGAAAGGTGATGTAGATAATGATGGAATTCCCGCGAGCAAAGATAAAAATGATCAATATCTTTTAAATCGTCGTAAAGTAATATCCAATAAAATTAATAAAAAGAATTCTAAAGTAAAGATAAAGGAAGATTTTTCTGATTGGAGAAATGATCTTTTTGAAGTTGTTGAAGATGATATTAAAAATCAAGAAAAGACTCAAGTAAAAGAAAAAAAGGTTTCTAATAATATAATAATAAACCCAGAAATCAATATAGAACAAGTTCAAGTATTTGAGTCATTTGAAATTTCTGAAGAATATCTTTCAGAAGCAATAGATATTTCTACAGAATATTTTTATGGGCAGGGTTTGAATGAACATGGAGTTCAGATTCTTATCGATGAGATGGGTGAAGATTCTTTCTGTGAGTGGGTGTTTGATATAGTTAATCAAAATATTTTAGTAGAAAGAAAATTAAGATCAGGTGAGACTGCATTACCAGCAAAGTCTAGAGAAAGAATTACTAAAAAATCAGTTTCTAGAAAGAATGTATCGGACTTGAAAGGTGGATCTGCCGCCGCCAAAGAAAGATCTGATAAGGCAAGGGGAGAGGCAAGAGCAGCAGCAAGACAAACTCCAGAACCTACTGAAAGACAAAAGACTTTAGCAAGACTCCAAGATGCTCAAAGAAAGAGAAATATGGAAAAGGCAAAGTCAAACCAAACTCCTACTAAATCAAAATCAACTAAAACTAAGTCTGGTATAGCATCTAGAATTGGTAGTGCATTAAAGTATGTTGGGGATAGAGCAAGAGAAGACAGTAAAAAAGTTGCTAGGGCAGCAGGAACTACTGCTGGTGTTGTCCATGGTGCTGGTATAGTTGCTCATCGTTTAGGTAAAGAGGCTGGAAAGAGTAAAACTGGTCAAGCAATAAAGAAAAAACTTGGAATTTCTGAAGAAGCAGAAAGTGAGCAACAGCAAAAACTTTTTGGTCTTGCTCTTTCAGTTAAAAGAGGACAGACACCAAGATCGGAAGTAAGTGCGGAAGTACTTAAAATTGTTGAAACCATGAGTGAAAAGCAAATTCGTAAGTATGCAAAAACAAAGCACTCAGATGTTCCTAAGAAAGTTGATGAAGCAGTATCTCAAATTTCTGGAAGAGAGAATAATCCTCCAGTGGGAACAACTGCTAAACAGGATAATATTCAAAGGCAGCAACTTACAAATCAAAAAAGAATGCTTGACAAAAAAAGAAAGTATGAAATGGATATTTTGAATCAACAAAAACTTGGCAAACTTCCCATGGGAAGAGGATCTATGGGAGAAGAAAATGAAAAACCTTCTGCACTTGATATTGTAAGGCAAAAAATTATTGATAAATATGGTGCGGCATCACTGGTGGGAACTCCTGAAAATAAGGCAGCAAGAAAGGCAGCAGCAGCAAAAGCAAAAGCAAACACACAACCAAAAGCTTCTTCTAAAGAAAGATATAAGGATGATGTTTATAGTAAGGATGGTTTAGGTGGTATTAGAGGGTATCGTTCTGGAGATTGATTTTTCTAAATAGTTCTGAATCCACTTATAAGGAGGACATCATGGGTGTACTAGTAGAAGTAGTAAAACCACTTCTCTTGGCGGCAATGAATTCTTGTCACACTAAGCGTCTTGTAGTTGAACTACTTGAGCGTTATGTGAAAACAACTGATAATGATATTGATGATATAATTGCCGGAAGTGTTAAAAAAGCACTACTTAAAAATTGCTTATAAATAATTTCATATAATAACAAGAGACCTCAAATATATGAGGTCTCTCTTTTTATAAATATTCTTAGATTAAATTTTTAGTAAAGGTAAAAAAGAATGGCACTCTGGGGAACAGCAGATAGTCTTTACTCTATTGGAAGTGTAGATTTAGATTATGCTGCAAAAACTATTACTGGTTCTGGAACTTCATTTACTGCTGTAGGTATTTCAACTGGAGATGTAATTACCATCGGTGTTGGGGGAACTTTTGGATCTGTAGTAATTTCTGGCATTACATCTGATACTGTTATTTCAATCGCTACTACACAGTTTTTAACAGGTGAAGTTATTTCTGGCGTTGCATATTCAATTTCAGAAAGACCAATTTATACACTTCACGATTCCAACTATTCATCAAATGTTATTGGTTTAACAACTACTGTACCAAAACATGATGTATATGGTGTCGATATTTATGAGGCTGGACTTTTAGCACCTGGAGCATCTGGTTTATCCACACAATATGGTGGATTCCATGCTGGATGGGTTGGTATTCATACTTATATCGATATGCATGGTAATTTGAGAGTTAAGTCCGAAACATTAGTTGCAATGTCTGAAATAACTAATGGATCATTCCCAACTTATACTCAACCAGGTGATGCTGCTGATGATTCAGTCCTTGCAGACGCTGTAATTACTATTACTTCTCAACCTGCTTCTGTTGGGGTCGGAACAACTGAAACTGCAACATTTAGCGTATCTGCTACCGTTGTTCCTTCATATGCACCTCTGTCCTATCAGTGGTATGAGGAAGGATCTACTCTTTCTGGAGAAACTGGAACTAGCGTAAGTATTGCTAATACTGATGCAACTAAGGATGGATATGAGTATCAGGTAGTGATTACATCCGGGGATGTTACCGTAACTTCCGGTATATCAACAATGACAGTTTCATGATAAAATATGTTTTTTAATGAATTAAATTCCGATAATTTCCTTTTGTTTGCTATAAAAAATTATGAAAATCCTCATGCAATAACTCGTGAGGATTTTGAAAAAGATCTTAATCATTTTAAGTATATTAAAAGGTTATTGAAAAGGTATATTAATAAAGGTGAATTAAAAACTCACCTTCTCATAAATCATTTCATGACTTTGTACAATATATTTGGTGAAGCAACTAATCCCATGCTTTTTTATAAGTTCGACAAGGATATGTGGAAGCAAGTGAAAACATTTATTGTTTTTTTGGATAGACTTCCAGATTACCCAAAAACTTATATTCACGATATTGATATTGATGAAAATTGTATGAATTTATTAAAAAAAATTTACACCGAAAATGGAAAAAATTGATAGGGTAATAAAAATTTTTAAAAGGCATTTATCCGAAGAAATGTCCTTAGGTTCTGGGCAAATTGCAGGAACTTCTCAAGCTGGTGACGATCCGCCAGTTAGAATTGATCTAAGGACTAAATATAAATGGAATCCTTTCTTTAAGGATCTTGTCAGAATAATGAGAAGAAAAAAAAGTAAGTAGCACCCATGTTTAAATCTTCAGAGTCTAAGCTTGCAGTCCTAGAATCAAAACTGAATATATATGAAGATTTATCAAGAGAGATGTTAGCCAAACTTGAATCTGCTGTAGAAAAAATATCTGAGGGAAATTCTAGGATTGCTAATATTTTAGCAAAACATGATGAGAAGATAGGACAAGCAACAAAAAGTGACGAATTACTTATAAAAATAGTTGATGATGTTAAAAGAGAAAATA